AAAAGAAAACCCCCGACTATTGCTAGCCGGGGGCTTCTTAATCTAATACGCTAGATTATGCGCCGCTCTCACCGAGGAGGCCACGGACGATGACAAGACCGTACATATCTGGTCTGACCATCTTCTTGGCGTAACGGGTCATTACGCCCTTACGTGGTACGAAGTCCTCTTGACCGAAAATGGTAGGAGTGACTTGTAGTGGGACGTATGGTGCGTAGACGTAACCGCTTTCAAGGAAGGAGTTACCCTTACGACCAACGAGGATTACGTTGCGGAGGAAGTCGGCTGCAACGTATACGTCAAACTTCTTGGAGATTGAACCAACGTTGACTGCACCGATTTCGCCCTTCTCATCATCATGGGTTACCTTGGCACGGAAGCCAGAGGTGAACTCAAGGATGTTGGCAACTTCTGGACCGCAAACGATAAAGTTTGCGCCACCACGGAGGGTCTTTCTGTGGATTTGGGCTGATACGTCATTGATTGTCTCAATGAGTGTCTCGTACCATTGTGATACGTTACCAGTGAAGTCTGGAGCCTTGGCTGATGCGCCGATCTCAACACCAGTTGCACGGTTGACGAATAGACCGGGTGAACGTGACCAGTAGAATGTACCAGCGGTTGCACCTTTGATGAGGTCTTCCATGATCTCACGGTCGATTTCAAGTGCTACGTGCTCTGAGAGAAGTGAGGTAAGTTCAACTTCTGCATCGAGGTTGTGGTAAGCATTGAGATCTTGACCGAGTTCTGGTGACCATTTAGCCTTGAGCTTCTTGGTGACAGCTGATACGGAGACTGATTCAACCTTGATATCAAGCTCTGGGATAGCTGTTGAAGCTTCAAGACCCCAACCGCCTGCACCACCAACGATTGCACCGAGAGCATCAACACCAGCTGGGGAAGCTTGGAAAAGATCCTTAATTGGGAATTGAAGTGTTACGGCTGTGCCAGTTACGTCTGAGATTGCTGTGGCTGGTACTTGTGTTGATGTGAATACAAATAGTGCATTTGTACCACTCTTTGATGTAAGTCTTCTGACGAGCTTGGTCTGACCAGAAGTACCGACAGCATTGATACCACCAACTGAGTTTGAGAGATTGATTGCAACGAGGTCGCGATCATTGAATTGAGCTAAACCAGCGAGTGGTGTGCTACCGATAGCTACGTATGTACCAGAAGCAACGTCTGGGTCGAAACGTAGGTATGAATCAACGATACCATCACCGGCTGTACCAGAAGCTACTGCTGAGAGTGATACTGATAGTGTGCCAGTTGGTGATGAGTAACCGTTGTTAAGGCCATAGAAACCTTTTTCTGCATTAACACCAGAGAGGTCAACACCGCCTGTGAGTTGGCGACCAACGATGCCTTGGGCATATGGTGATTCATTGGCTGCTGCACCAAGACGTGGGGTTGTACCGGGTGTGTATGTGAAGTCGAGGAAGAAGATGAGGCCAGATGGAAGGCTCATTGGTTGTACTGATACAAGATCATTTGCAACGAGTGAGGCGAAAACACGACGGACGATTGGGAATGCTACTGAGGCAAAACCTTCAACGTCGCCTTGTGCCATTGTTGAGGACTCACGGAGAAGTTCCTTGGCTTGATTCTCAAGAAGACGAGCCATGCTGTTACGCTTACGGTCGTCGGTGATGCCTTCTAGGAGGCCAGTCTTTTCCCACTTAGATAGAAGGGCTGCACCTTCTCTTTGAAGATCACGTTCTACCATGCCTTCTGTTAGTTTTTGTACGATTGACATATTAATACTCCTTAAATGTTATTTTTTAATACCTGCTAAAATTTGCATTCTCTCAAGTAGAGGAACTTGAACTGTTTCCTGTTCTCTTCTTGGGATTGAAGTTAGAACATTTCTAGTTACTGCTTCGCTCAATGATTTTGGTGTCGCTGATACAGAAGCACCTTGCACGGAACTTTGAAGAGTTTCATAGATTGTTTTTGCTTCGTCTGGGGTTTTAGCGTTTGAAAGCGTTTCGACAAGTTTATTCTTTTGTCGCTCATTCAAGGAGCCATTGCTTAAAACGCGGTTTGTATAAAGAAGCTTGGCGTTAGACAAAGCAAATGCGTCAAGCTTTTCCTTAAGGGCTGGAACTACTGCTTCGTATTTCTCAACCTTATCGGCAAGAGCCTTAGATATTTCTGTAAGCTCTTTAAGTGATTCTTCTAGTTCTTCTTTATCGGCAACTAGTTTTTCAGTTTCCTTATCTTTCTCTGCAAGTTCTTTTGCAAGTTTTGAAAGCTTAAGATTGTCAACATCGTGGTTTGTTACGCCACCACCGAGGGACCAACTATTGCCTTTGTATTGTGGATTGTGATCAAGTTCAAACTCTACTTCTTCTTCAAGCATTGAACCAAGTTCTTCTTGATCAAACTCTATTTCTTCTTCTAGTTCTTCTGCAAGCGTATCTTTATCTATTGTAAAGACTTCTGCTAATGCAGGAGCTAAATCATTTTGTCTGCTCATTACGGCTGATTGACCAAGACCGCCCATTTGTTCTTCTTCTTGGGCAACTGCTCCTGCAAGAGCATCTAAATCAATACTTACTTTTTCGTCTTCATCTGGACATTGGCAAAGCTTCTCGTCATCAGTTGTTGCTGATGGTACACCTTTTATTGGTTCTTCACCAGTTATTGCCGATGTTGTTGCTGCACCGGGAGCAGGAACCATTTCTGGTACTTCTTCTTGTTCTAGCAAGCTTTTTAAAACATCTTTTATTTCTACTGAGTATTTCTCTAGTACTGCTGCTTCTGCATTTTTATAGGCAGCTTCTTTAAGAGCTTTTGCATCAACGATGGCTTGTTCTAACAATGAAGACATTAATAATACTCCAATAATGATTAATCAAAAATAAATAGTGAGGATATTTAGAAAAATCCCAAATATTAGATATATTGTGTTATTATCCGCAATGATATGTGCAACCGACGAAAGCTTTACGATATATTGAGCCATTATACTGGAACTCAACACAATCATAATCTGGATGATTCAGTTCAAATGTGCAGTCTTGTGTAATCTTTGCTACTGTATAGTTTGCTAAAAACTCTGAATCTTGCTTCATACCAAGACCGGGAACTTCGCAAGTTGTGATATAATCTCCGTTTTGTAAGTTTCCATTTATGTTACAAACCCAAACACCACCCTCGCCTATTGAGTTGACAATAATACGAGTATCTTCGGTTGTTTGTTGCTTATCTAATACTGAAACAAATATACCAATAGCAAACTTTCTTGTTGCATCTTGTACTTCTTCGGAATCTGATACTACACCCCAAACAGATTTTTGATTTCTTTGTGTTGATAAGGTGATCGTTGGAAGTGATTCATTGATAGATGGTTTTGTTGAAAGATCAGAGTTCTTATAAGTTCCATTTGAAACTACTATCAAACCAACATGATTTTTGTAATCACTTAACTGTTCAGTAGTGGCAAGAACATTTCTGTGTTGTCCAGTAAAATCTATATTTGAAACAGAGGTTACGCTATCCAAATATCCCTTAGATGAAGTTGTTGGAACACTGTTTGTTCCATAGTAAAAATGTAAGTCAGTACCACTTAGTTTGGTATGCCAAACATTATTAGCATTATCAAACCAATAAGTACCAAAATGATAAAGATTGGCCCATCTTTCTGTTGAAGAACCAACTGAATAATAGTTGGTAGCATAAGGTAATAAATGTTCAAGACCACCACCAGTTATTATTCTTTGTGTCGTACTTGTACCAAGTTGCATACCTCCAACAAATGTGGCTTTATTATTGAATAAAGTTGCTGGTTCTACTGTAATCGATATGTTTCGATCAAGTGTTATAATATCATTTGAACCCAATAAGGCACCAGTACCACCATCGCCCTTTGAGCCAGACCATGAAATCTTAAACTTTTGTCCATCAGAACCATCGATACCAATAATATAAGAATCACTATCGGAGGTTATTCCATCTGGTCCACTTTCAAATCTTAATGCTGCATCACCAGCTATGTTTCTATTCTCTATTGTCATTAATGGGTGATTGAGTGAGGAAGAACGGATAACGTTTATCGTTGCAGTTGTACCAGATGCTACTATGTCATTATAACAATATAACGTATTATTAACAGTAGCATTGCTTCCAAATGTAGCAGCACCACCAACTTCTAGTGTTGATGATGCTGAAAGAGTAGAGAATCTACCAGAAGATTGTGTTGTATTCCCTATTGGAATATTATTTATTGTTCCTCCAACAAGAGAAACAGTACCAGAGTTTTGAGTTGCTATATCACCCAAGCCCAAAGTTGTTCTGGCATTTGCGTTACTAGTATCATCTATCAGTGATCTACCAAATGTAGTTATTGTTCCAGTAACTGCCGTATCAACACCAGTAAAATAAATATATCTATCAGCAGCAGTAGTAAGATTAGCAATCGTATTCAATGTTGCATCAAACGCTTGAGCACCCAATGTTGATAATGCTGTTGCCGCATTTGCATCATCTAATAATGTTCTGGCAAAAGAAGTA